TTATTAATCCTTTATCATGGAATTCCCTATTAATATCAATATATAATTTGGGATCTACACAGTTCATAAATTCGTCGTTTAAATAATACTCCTTTTCTAAAAATGATATTGTAGTATTTTTATCTTTTCTATAAATTGTAATGTAATCTAATATAGTATAGTATATTGCATCTATAACGCTCGACAAAATATGATTATTATTAGTTATTTCAACATCATTTTGTCGGACGCGAATACACAGTAACCGTCTCGGGTTTTCCATGGTTTTATTTATTTTTTGTTTTTATTCTTTAATGCTAATGCTTTATTTTCAAAATTTGCATAGATATTGTTTAATAATTTACTATTATTATTTGATTTTGATTTCGAGTTCGAGTTCGAATTCGAGTTCGAGTTCGAGTTAGAATTGAAGTTCAAACGTCGGACAGCTGTATTCTTTTTTGGGGACATTGATATTTTCTTTATCGGTGCTCTTTTTATAACCCTTGGTTTTGATATCACGACTTTCTTTTTTACCACTGGTTTTGGTGGTACGACTCTTTTTTTGTTTAAGGGTAAAGGAGGTTTACTTTGTAATTCTCTTAGTGTTTGAATGTAATTTACAACTCTAGAACTATTAACAGCGGGTGTTTTTTGTAAAGACATTATAAAATTAACAACTTTATTAACGGTATTTTTTCCAAATTTACCGTATATTTTATTAGCTTCTTTTTCTATTAATAACTTTTTCAAACCCTGTTGTTTATTAAGTTTCCAATTTTTTACCATTGATTTTTTAGTATCATTTGCGACCATTTTTTTCAACACACCGTTTCGAGATACAAAATTTTTATTCTTTTCGAGTTGAGTAAGTTTATTTTTAACATCGCGGACATCTTTATTAATATTTATTACGTTTCCGTATTTCTTCATCCACGTTTTACCGTAAAGTTTAATAAGATCGTTTTTAATACCGTTTACGTTAAGTTTACGTCTTATATTAGTAGGTTTTCTATTTTCTATTTTCTTAATATTTAGTAACATTTTTTCCATTTCATTCGCGAGTGCGTTTGGTGAATTTGGTGTTTTGGTATTATTTTTATTTTGTAGTTTTTGGCACAAAACCTTTACAGTATCTGTATCGTTTACCGATATACCTTTTGATATTGCGAGTGTTACTAATTGTTCTTTTTTCAATTCACGACACAGTTTATCGTTTATTTTATAATTAGAGTTACCCTTTTCTAATTTATCGAGTGCTTTGCATATATCGTCTTTTTTATTTTTATTTTTTATACCAACAACTCCTAATTTTTTAGAAACTTCTAATAAAACTGGTTTAGTAAGACGTTCACATTTACGTCCTCCTATTTTCATCATACCATCTTTATCGTAAGTAATTATTGTATTTTTATTTTTTTGTATTTTACTCTTTTTTGAGGGCTTTCGTTTTGGTTTTTTGAAACAACAATCATACCCTTGTGGATTCTTCCTAATTTCAAACCCTTCCTTACACGGCGGTCGTCTATTTTTGGGACACGTTGAAGCTTTTGTTTTAAGTTTTTGGAGTATTTTTTTATCCGCGTTAACATTTTTGTTAACCAAACCTAAAGTATACCCATTATCGTGTAATTTTTTTACAAGTTCTACACCAAAGGAATACGCACGTTCAAGATCATCGGGGTTAGATTCACCTTGTATTTGAACAATACCCGAACCCGCCTTACCTGTTTTTGTTGTAAAGATAAAAGCATGTTCTTTATATTTTAAATAAAGAAATGGGGAAATTTCAGGTTCGTATTCTATAAAAGAAACTCCCCATATACGCATTTGTCGAAAATCTTGGGTCATTTTAGATAATTGAAAATTTGTATTTGTTAAAAATTGACCCCCTATATTATTGTAAAATATATCATTGTACAAAAAACCCTGTTTTTGTGTGTATGTATCTATTATATATTTTTGCAAAGATTCTGGTTGGTTTTTAAGATTTTTTGAACCTAGAAATCCACCAGAAAACCGAATTTTTCCATTTTTATATATGTTAAAGCTGAAATTCTTTTTTTCGACACCATCCATAACGTACCCGGTAAATTGCGCAGAAGAGAAATTTTTATTTAAATCACCTTTTAAACCAAAATCTTTAGTGTGTATAGCACCAGTTTGAAATCTTCCGTATATACCCTTTATTTCATTAACATCTACTGTCATTCCACCTGTTATTGGTGCATGTCCTTTTGGTTTTTGTTTTAGAATATCTTTGATATCGAGACGCGATTCATCTTTTGTAAATAATCTATTCACGACACCGTTGTATATACCCGGTCTAAATTTACCTACACGTAGTTCTGTAAAAACGGGTACGTTCTGTGGTTGTGTGGAAACGAGTGTATTTGAACGTTTAATTTCCACATTGGAATTTTTAACGAATTGTCGAGGATCCATACTTATACTAGTCTGAGATTTTTAATCATTTTAAAAAATAATGTGATACATCGTATCCCTTTTCATTTTCTTGTACGATTGGTGCTGCACCATAGACCACATATTTATCTTTAAAATTGACCGGCCGGTCTAATTTTTCGGGATTATTTATAATCCAATAATCATTTTTCTCTTTCTTTACTTCGATATCACGCACGTAGAATGAACCGCCATAAAAGTCCTGATTAAAATTTGGCATTTGAATACTCTCTTCTCTACAAAAATCCTTGAGTTTAGACCTAAATAAGTCCAATGGAAACTTTACATTCGGGTTTGTAATTATAAGATCGTCTCTTTGTAAGTATTTTTCCAACGGGTTCGTAGCTGCAGCTATTTGTTCCCGGACTTTAAAAAAGTAACTTGGTAAAACATTCCATATATCTTGATCATGGTATTTTTGTGCATATTCCAAATACCCACGTAAACATTTTTGAATAATTTTTGGCATTTCTGTTTCTAATTTTGAATCAAGGGTGGGATCAGTATCACTGTCACGAACTTGTTTACCAAAATGAAACGTAACGAGACGACGAAGAATACTTCCCGATTTATCTTTCCATTGTGGTACTTCGTTACCCCCCAAAATACCTGGTACTTTCCATACAAAATTTTTAGCCTTCTCACATTTTACTGCTATAGAAACTTCTTCGCCTGAAACGATAGATTGAAACTCCGCTTGTTCTAGCTGTAAATCACCTTTAATTTCGGGTGCAATATACATTAACGCATCATGGATAGATGATAAACCGAATTTTTTTTCAACATTGTTAGAAAGAGTTCTAATATCATCAACTTCGTAAAATTTACGAAACACTTTTGTAATTAGAGTCGATTTTCCGGAACGCGCTATACCCTTTAGGAAAGGTATAACTTGCCATTTATCGAGTTCATTTAACTCGAAACATAAACGACCTCCTAGGATGTACATCCATTTTATAACATCTTCTTCGTAGTCTTGATACTTTAGAACACTATCGAAATAAGGTGTAGGAATATCTTCCCACTTATCAAGTTTACTGAAATCTTCAAATTCTACATCGAAGTATTTACAACTTACAAGCGTTGGATCTAACGCCGCGGCTTCTTTTGAAGTGTACGGGTAAAAAGCAGTGTGCCATAACCCTGTAGTATCTGACCAAATTGAACCAATAAAAATACCATTTTTAAATGACCATACACGTCTGTTTTTCTTTATTTCGTGAAATTGCATGTCGTTACAATCTGTCAAATGTTTTATAATTTGTGAAAACATAGCAGTACCGTTAGACGAGGTTAAATCTTTCCACAATTCAAACCATTCTTCTTTACCAGCAATTCTATGAACATATTGTTTTATCTCTTCATCTTGTTTCCATGCCCTTGTATCATAACCTTCAAGTGTTTTAATTTGTCGACATGTATATCCTTTGTAACGCCTAGTATTATTTTTATAAAGGGAATCAAGAATAGCAAGTACCGTTTTTTGGAAAACATTAAGTTCATCGAAATCGGGCATAGAACATCTAAAAAGTGACGGGTTTGTACTAATTTCAAGCGGTACCATTGTTGGGTTATTTCGCCTATCATGTACACGGTTCGTACTTAAAATGATATTCCACGTATCACATACGTGATCGGTCAGACGACTTAGTCTAAAAGATACACTCAAATCATCCGTGTTACCTTCATCACTCGAAAGTATACCTAACAATTTACCACGATTAAAGTAACGTCCCATTTTTTCTAGCATTTGTCTATACATGTTTGATTTGGCTTTCATATCAACGTACTTTGGTTGTTTTGTTTCAGGGTCAAGTTCACTTTCGGTAAAGAATATATTATATGCGATATCAACAGGACTTAACGAGACGAGTTCTATATTATTTTTATCAGGAGATAAACCAAGTTGTTTTTCTTCATGTTTTAACATCCTTATTAATTGTTCTGGATTGAGATTGTCTATTTGATTGGCCATATCTCTATAGAAGGCTTCTTCGTGATCTGCATCCGGACTAATGTATAAGGTATCCGAGTTCATTTATAATTATTACTTACTATTTTTTTATACCTGTTTTTGTAATTGACTTAACAACTTTATCATAATTTTGTTCTGAACTTCGAGTTGTCTCGATATATTTACCAGAGCTGAACATACAGTTTCACCTTCTTCGTTTACAAGAACTGAACTTAAAAGGTTCCCTAATCTATCGAGACTATTATCTTCAAATTCAGAATCTATATCAGAATCGTCATAAATATCACCTTCTAATTCATCGAGTTCTGGGATTTCGCCTCCAACTGTAGATATTTCATCTTCTTCATTATTCGACCCAGTTTCGGATTCGGAACCAGATTCAATTTCAATAGTTTCGTCGACACTTTCTTCGTCGATATTTTCAAGTTCTTGTGAAGGTTCGTTAGACATTTATATATACCAGGAAAAATCAAATTGAGTTTTTTCGCGGAAACGTCTGAAAAAAAAATCTCTGTTTATAGTATAAAACAAACAAAATGGCCGGTGGTCTCATGCAACTCGTCGCCTACGGCGCCCAAGATGTCTACTTGACTGGTAACCCAAAAGTCACATTTTTCCAGGCGGTTTACAAACGCCACACAAACTTTGCGATGGAAACCATTGAACAAACTATGAACGGTACAGCCGCGTCCTCGGGTCGCGTCTCCATCACGGTCGCCAGAAACGGTGATTTGATCGGCGACATGTTCCTCGAAGCGACTACGGTAACTTCGGGAGGTATGAGTAACAAATCTGATGATACTAACAAAGATACTAACTGGATCGCCGAGCGTATTGTCTCGACTGCGGAATTGTCCATTGGTGGTCAAAGAATTGACAAGCACTACCAAAGATGGTGGAGATTGTACTCTGAATTGTACTTGAACGAAGGGTCCAAGCTCAATTACGCTAAGATGACGACTAACCCAGACGGGGGTGTTGCCAACAAGGTTTACTTGCCACTCATCTTCTTCTTCAACAGAAACCCAGGATTGGCCTTGCCATTGATTGCTTTGCAATACCACGAAGTCAGAATCGACATTGACTTGTCCTCTGAGTATGAGACCCACGTGACTGGCTTGAAGGTGTGGGGTAACTACATGTACCTCGACACTGAAGAGCGTAGACGATTCGCGCAAAAGGGTCACGAATACTTGATCGAGCAAGTTCAACACACTGGTACCGATGCCTTGGAGGCGTCTGGTACTAAGCAAGTCAGATTGTCCTACAATCACCCAGTCAAGGAATTGGTCTGGTGTGTCACTGACGGTGTTTCCACTACACAAGACTTGTGGAACCTTGGTACCTTCCTCGCCACTAGTGAAGTTACAGTTGCTTCGGGTCAATTGACTGATTCTAATTGCGTTGCGGTCACAACTTCTACGTCTGGTGCCCCACAGTTCATCACCGGTGACCTCGGGGGTTCGAAGGATTATGTTGAAGAAGTTGTTGGTGCGCTTAACACTGCCAAGTTGGTCCTCAACGGTCAAGACAGATTCAAGGAGCAATCCGCTAAGTACTTTAACCAAGTGCAACCATATGCCCACCACAGCGGTTCGCCATGTGCGGGTGTCTACTCGTACTCCTTCGCGCTCAAGCCAGAAGAACATCAACCAACTGGTACGTGTAACTTCTCCAGAATCGACAACGCGCAAATGTCGATTACTTGCCGTGCCAAGCAAGGTCGTACGGCTCTCGCCCTCCAAATGTTCGCGGTTAACTACAACGTTCTCCGTGTGCAATCCGGTATGGGTGGCCTCGCGTTCTCCAACTAAGCGTGTATTAAACGTTTACTAGCAAATAAATAAAATTTAAAAAATATATACAAATAAAATTTAGATTTTAAAATTTAGACCAAATTTTAAAGTTTAACCTTAAAATACTTCTGTATTTTTTCGAGTATGTACCAGTTCGGATCAAGTTTACCCGTTTCGATCATGTTTATAGTATCTAACGTTTCGCCTATTCTGTGTGCAAGCTCAACTTGTGCATGACTTCTTTGTATACGTAAAAGTTGTATTCGTTTACCTATTGGTTCTGACATATTGATAATGATTAGAGTTTAACGCCCAAAACACGACGCAGTTTTTGCATGATTTTATGATCCGGTATTGATTTACCCAATTCGTACGACGAAATTATGTCTGAAGATACGTTTATGAGATTAGCAAGTTCTTTTTGCGTATACTGTTTTGCGACACGCGCCCGTTGGATTGTTAACCCCGTTTCTTTACTGACCTTTTTGTGTGTCCCTAAATCAGTTTCGTCAAGTTTCTGTTCCGGTGATTTACCCGAATATTGACCCCGTTTAGGTAATTTGATTTCTTGACCCATAAACTTGACGTATTTTTCCTTTTCTTTTTCTTTAGTAACACTTTTACCATGTATGGTAACTTCATCCCAATCTTGGTGGAACATGTTTTATATTATAAATACTTAAAATTTTAAGTCTTTTTTTGTATAAATGAAAAGTACTTATATATTCTTAATAATTTTTGGAACTGTGGGTGGTTCATGTGTATTGTTTAATCCGGTGGTTAAATGTTATTATTACTGTTTCCCGTATAAAAAGGAACACGTTGTTGAAATATAAAGATTTTATCATATATACTAGTAAGTATGATAGAAGTCTACACAGACGGAAGTTGTCTAGGAAACCCTGGTCCCGGTGGTTGGGCGTATATTATAGACGACTTTATAGGTCGAGGTGGTGCTAAGGTAACCACAAACAATGTAATGGAAATGACCGCGGTCGTAAAAGCACTCGAGAAGTGTATAGAATTAGGACACGATACTGTAACTGTATATACCGATAGTAACTATGTAAAAATGGGATTACTCGAGTGGTCGAAGAATTGGGAACGTAACGGTTGGAAAACGAGTAAAGGTGAACCCGTAAAGAATAAGGATTTATGGATACACATGTTATACCTATTGCGTAAAATTGATTTTGTTGATATAAAGTGGGTCAAGGCACACAATGGAAACGAAAAGAACGAGATTGTAGATACACAGGCTCGTGAGTATGCCTATTTATTTTCTAAGAAAGAGTAATGGGAGAAGACACTATACCAGAACAACATCATTGGTGTCCAAAACAAGAAAAGCTCCTAATCCGATGGGCCGAGAAGGCTGCCGGGTACCGATGGTTACACAATCACGCGCGTATGTTTTATAAAAAACAGAACGATTGGTTATCATACCCATGTATAATCATATCAAGTATTACGGGTGTTGGTGGTTTTGCGGTTTTAAGTCCTAATGATCAAAACATGTCAACCGAACAAAAACAAAAAATTGTTATTTTTCAATACTTTTTCGCGTTTATGAATGTTATTGCGGGTATACTTACATCTATATCAAAGTTTAACAATTCTTCGCGTATGATGGAAGCACACTCGGTCATGTCTGTTCAATACTCAAAATTTTATAGGAACATTGATATGGAATTATCACTCGAAACGAAATACCGCGAAGACGTTTTAGAATTTGTAAATAAAGTACGTCTAGAATACGATAGATTACTTGACGATGCACCCGATATACCTTCACATACAATAGAGGCGTTTAATGAAACGTTTCCATGTAAAGAAAATAAACCTGACGTGTGTAACGGGTTAAGTATAATATCACAAGATATGACTAAAAGTGATGAATTACGAACATCAAATGTGGTAAAAAAATGGATATTGAAACAGAAGTCTTCGCGACAATTACCAACACCGAGACAATCACTGGATTTGGAGTCTTACCCTTCGTGTGGGGTATAAAGTTTACATTATATAGTACAGTACAGTGCGAATGATTGAATACAAAGAATACGTTTTACGGTTAGTAAAAATCGTGTTTGGCTTAAAGTTTATGGTTGATGTATAAATATGATCCTATAGCTCAGTTGGTTAGAGCGCGGTGCTTATACACTACTAGGTATACCTAAGTGACTTTAGTGTCACAAACGCAACGCCGAGGTCGCGGGTTCGACCCCCGCTGGGATCACACCTACTTTTTAACGTGTTAAAGATATACCACGTTAAAAAGTAAATGATTAGAGTTTCTTCAATTCCTCCAAGTCCCGAAAACAAACGTAACCAAATACGTAAGAACATTCTCGAAGGTACGTATTCTAAAAAAATAAATATTGCGTTTCAAACGTTTGAGAACCCACGTCTTCAGTTTAGGTTCGCGGAAGCACTCGACGAGGCGTATGAAAAGTGTTACGTTTCGGGAACATCAGAAGAGTGTTTTGCGGCATGGCAAGAAGTTGATGAATTGGAAGATTCAATGATGCGTCTCGGCGTAGAAGTATTTCAAAACTATAGTATGCGGTACGGATCTCTCCTTCGACGAACATTCAAACTTAGATGGAATGTTCGTAACGTCGAGGACCATCACGTCATACCAAAAGAGTTCAAGAGTCACCCAATTATTGAAAAGCTAAACTATGATATCCACGCGAGTCAGAATATAATCATGATGCCGCGTGAAATTGGTAATTTGCGTGAGAATAGACTTACACACCGAGGTAATCATAAAAAGTATAACGAATATGTCGGTAACGTTCTCAATTCGATGGAAAATACCGATATATCCGAACCAGAATTTAAAAAGTTTGTTGACTTTTTAAAAGATGGGTGTCGGTTTCGTCCACAGGATATACCATGGTAGGTAATATTAGCTTAAAGAATACATGCATCATATATACTGGGAGCTATTGTCATATAGTGGTTAGTATCTTGGACTTTGAATCCAATCACCTAGGTTCAAATCCTAGCAATAGCTTTTGTATACGATGCCGTGGCCGAGTGGTCTAAGGCGCCAGATTAAGGCTCTGGTTCGAAAGAGCGCAGGTTCAAATCCTGCCGGCATCACCGTGCGATAGCTCAGTTGGTAGAGCATTGGATTGTAATTTTGAATTATTATAACTATTCGTTTAGTTGCTAAACTCCAATTGTCCCGAGTTCGACCCTTGGTTGTGCGACCCCCATACCCGTTTCTCTCGTAACTCAGTTGGTTAGAGTGTGCGACTGTTAATCGCGAAGTCACCGGTTCAACTCCGGTCGAGAGAGTTTTTACAAATTTAGCAAACGATCGCAGGTTCGAACCCTGTCGCGAGCATATTTCTCTAACGAGCTCGTGTGGCCAAGTGGTAAGGCATTTGCTTTGTACTTATTTTTTTAAAATATTACAATATTTTAAAAAATTAAACGTCCCTCAACGACGCGATAAAATTCATCGACGTTCGTTCTTGTTTCATAAAATCATATTGGCTCAACGCGGCTTGAACTGTGGGAATAGGTACCCCAGAGTTAACGCAATGCATGACAAACGTTCTCGCAAACTCGACGGTTGCATCCATCACGTATAAGGGATCGTGGGTTTCAAACATGCGACACGCCACGTTCGAGTTTTTCGACCAGATTACGATTTTCCCGTACGAAATTTGGTTACCTTCGTAAAGTGCCATTGCAAAACAGAACCGGATCGTTTGGAGAATAATGTTCGTATCGTAAAACGTATTATACGATTGGTGTGTTTCGGATAATTTCGCGTATTGACTCGTCATGCGTGATGTAATAGACGAGTGTATGACAGGTGTTGGTAACCGCGCTTTGAATGTATACTCCATGAACCACGTGGTCGAATTTTTAACTTGGGCGACTTGACTATAGTTTCGGGTTACGTAAAGTTGGCTTTTACATCGATCAATAACGGGTCCTGAAACGTCCATGTTCTTTGCCTTATCCATGAGTGAAAGCATGACAGGAACGTTCCCGTTACAGTATGCAAACGCATCACCGACGACTTGAAACATGGCACACTCGAGACCATCAAGAACCATTTTCGCGAAATGTCCCGAACCCGGCATATCCCCGGTATGTTGAACATTTTTAGCGAACGAATAGAATAAGGGTTCGTGGGATCTAAAAATACGTTTTTGACCTCCGACGAGAAACGCCTCGTTCGTCAGGGATGCACTTAAATAGTGTACGTTTTTGTTCGAACACTCGTTTTCGTAATACATGCTATGTTTATAGTGTTCGTGTGTACAATTAATGATCGTATCTTCAGGGTCAGACCATTCAAGAATACGAATTAAGGTCGGTCGAACATCTTTTACATTTTTACACGCCGTAACAATAGTTCGAGGACGGTCCATGTTTAACATGAGGTCGGCAACACACGCATAGTTTTCCGAGTTATACATGTTCAATTCTTGTGAAATACTTTGGTTATACGTGTGAACTTTATTAATTTTTTGAACCCCATTTGCAATTTTTAGGGTCGGTGGTGAAATACCGACGATACCGAACGACATGTTATTAATATAATATAGCGTAATTCTTTTATGTACCTATATTAATAAATGTCGGTCGGTGCTTCACCGGATTTATATAATATATTAAACACTATACTTTCAGATGTAGCGCCTCATAATATGTCTGAGTTGTATAATATAGGTTTTACAGATGGAACTTCATCAGTTTCAAGCGGTGTAATAGATTTGCTTAGTTTTGCCAATAAAACTATTGGTAGCAGTGGTGGTTCATCGACTACCACACTTGCTTTCCATCACGGTACGTTTACCTCGAGTGATTATTCGAGTGCATATACGTCGGTATTAGATGCAACAACTGCTGGACACGTGTATTCAAATTCACCCAG